CGCCGCTACTCCAGTGCAGGTACCGTTCTTATTGATAAACCAACCATCACAGACATGTTTGATAAGACTCCCGGCAGTGACAGTGAAACTAGTCGACCCGTTCTCTTGACTGACCTCCATGCTGCCGTTGATCTGCATGCCGCTGTACGCCATCGCGTCGAACGGCGCGGCGTAAGCCTCGACAAAGTCGCGGCGCACGGCATTGGCAGCTGCGGGCGCGGTCGGCAACGCCAGATGCCCGGTCATGGTATCGCCGCCGCGCTGGACATAGGTCAGCGCGCTAGGAGTTGTGGCTAACCATACGGTGCCGTCCCACTTGTACTGCGGGATGCCGGCAATAGCCGGAGTAGGGTACAGCTCGCCGATGATCGGAGCGGCTGGGAAGTTGATGCCCATCAGAGCCTCGCATCGAAAGATAGAAGTTGATAATTACGGGCAGTCTGGGACATTGATACGCAATTAAAATCAACTGTTTGTACAGTGAACCCGGCTGCGCCACCTGTTATTGTCGGAGTTGTACGCATCGGCGTTAAGAATGTGGTAGTTTGCATTGCTGGCGTAGTATCCACAATGACGCTTGATTTCCAGTAGTACCTCTGACACGTCACCAACTCTTGATCATACGGACGCATGATCGTCGGCGACTGTGCCGCAGTTGGTGCTTGGGTGCCGGGGAGAACGACGACGCCGGTGATGCGGAAGATGTCGCTCGTTGCTGCAACACCGTTTATTTGTCCTGGTGCCGCGCTATATGTTCCTGCAATCCACCCATTTGCCGATGGCGCAGTGAATGTTGCTCCACACGCCATCGCTAATTCAACAACCAAGCCGATCGTATTGTCTGACTTCCAAGTACCGTCAGTGCAACCGGGAATTGTCACAATATTATATTGCTCAATATCTGAGACAGCTTGCGTGTAAGTAGTCGCATAAGAACGATTGCCAGCAGATGGACTGCGAACAACCAGGCTATAAACACCAGTCCTGATGTGTTTTGTCCAAAATCCGATTGTGAGGGGCCGCGCATTTGCCGTTCCCCAATGCAATCTAGCAATACGCCATCCCTCTATGTTTTGGGAAATTGTAACAAAGTCGCCAGCGGCCATTGTTGGCTGCGCTGTTGTTACTCCGATATATAGATAACTTGGAAAACGCGAGAATTGTACAAACGGTGTTGCGCCGCCTGAAACAACGCTGGTTCCTTGTTTTATCAATTTCCATCCATCTGCAAGATGGTTACCACTCGTTCCGGCAGTTCCTGTTCCAAGCTCCTGATTTACCTCCATTGCACCGTTGATCTGCATGCCGCTTACGGCATTCGCGTCGTAAGGCGCCGCGTAAGCGCGCACGGCGTCGACATATTGCTTGGGGGCGGCTTGCAACGCGGCCGCGGGATCGCCCGGCAGAGTGAGCGCGCCACCCATGGTGTCGCCGGCTTTGTTGACGAACACAGAGGCGTCGATCGCCGGCGTGGCGACCGCCTGCACCCACTGCGAGGGGCCGGCGCCGTCGTTGTAGCGGATATAGAGCAAGCCATTGTCGCTGTCCCACCACATCGAGCCGTCGGGCGGCGATGAAGGCGGATTATCGCTGATATAGAGCGAGGACTTGGCGTCGACGTATTGCTTGGTGGCGGCTTGCAAAGCCGCAGCTGGGTCCGCGGGCAGAGTGAGCGCGCCAGACATGGTGTCGCCGGTGCGCTTGACGAAGGCGAGCTGGTCCTGCGACTGCGCCACCCAGGCCACGCCGTCCCAGCGATACTGCGGGACACCGGCCTGCGGCGGGGTAGGGTGCAGCTCGCCAACCGCGGGGGTGTTGGGGAAATTGATGCCCATCAGAGCCTCGCATCTGCGACGTAGTGAATAACAAGACTATGGTTAGCAAGATCACCAGCAACATGCGTGTTGACGAGTAAACACCTATCAGCAGAGTTATGAGCTATTGTAGGCGCACCACTGTCAGCGGCTGAACCAAGGTTGTACCATTTGTTATTGACGTTACCAGATGGATTGTAACAAATGATTACCGGGCTTGCTCGCATCTTCGTACCGTAATGTGCTTCAGCCGCACCATAAGCACTGGCAACTGGTATTACATAAGCAATTGCTCCTAACGCACCCTTGTTAGGACCAACAGGCGTTTCGTATGGAAATGATTTCTGATAATACCGCTGACATGTCACCAACTCCTGATCATACGGCCGCATCAGCAGCGGCGACTGCGCGGCGGTGGGCGCCTGAGTGCCGGGGAGAACGACAACGCCAGTGATGCGGAAAGCATTTGATGTGCTATCTGCACCGTTGACTTGTCCTGGTGCGGCATGAAAATTACCAGCACTCCAAGTATTAGCGGATGGAGCGACGTAAGTACTGCCCGCACCTACACAGAACACCAGCATCAATCCAAGTGCATTATTGGCCGCCCATGTACCGGATGTATCACCTGGAATAGTTATGACATTGTATTGAGGAACGTTCGATACGGCGTGTGTGTAAGTAGCAGCGTAACAACGGTTTGGCGGGTTATTACGAGCAACCACACTGTAAAGCCCCGGTTTGAAATGATCTGACCAGAATGCGATTGTGATTGGTCGCGCATTGGCTGTTCCCCACGCCAATCGAGCTACACGATAACCCTCAATTGGATGAAGCATAGAAACAACATCACTAGCTCCAAGTGATGCCTGCGCCGTCGAAAAAACAACAGCAAGCATATTGGAAAACCCTGGAAACAGACTGCTGGAAGCACTTTGAACGGCAATAGGAATCATCGTGCCATTCTTGCTCAGTTTCCAACCATCAATAGCGTAAGTAAAATCAGCACTCGTCCCAGTCGTCCCAAGCTCTTGGCTAACATCCATGCTGCCGTTGATCTGCATGCCGGAGTAGGCCATCGCATCGCCGGCGCGGGCGTCGACGTATTGCTTAGTTGCTACACCGAATGGAGCAATTGGGTCGAGCGTGATGTAAGCTCGTCCATCATTTCGGTCTAATGAGAATGGGCTATCAACAAAAGCACCAGCATCATTGTATCGTGCAACCGAAAGATTATTAGGTGCGCTAGCTGTTGTGAACAACGTCCATCGTTGTAGAGCACCATGATAGAATTGTATCTGTGGCTGTGTTGTATTGTTGGGTGTCTTTAAGAGGATAGAAGCATCAGCTTTACTGACCAGCAGATCGCCGGTCATGGTATCGCCGGTCTTCAGCACGAACGCCGTGGTGTCGACCACCGGCATAGCGGTGGCCTGCACCCACTGCGAGCTGTCGCCGTCGTTGTAGCGGACGTAGAGCATGCCGTTGTCGCTGTCCCACCATAGTGTTCCAGCAACCGCACCCGACGGCGGGTTGGACGAGATCGCCACCTGCGAGGCGGCCAGCTCCCAGTTGGCGGCATTGAACGCGCCGGGACCATTGGCGGCGATGGCGCGCCAGATCTTGTCGGCATTGGTGACGATGTCGCCGATCGCATAGATCGCGGCGATGTCGAAGAAACGGATTGCTAATAGGGGCTTGGGAACGCCGAGCGTGGCGGACGCGGCATCGCCGACGCTGATCTGGCGGTTGGCGGTGTTAACGCCGATCTCGCCGGGTTCTAGATTCGGCATCGCGGTCGCCGGATTGGAGGTCCGGCGGTGCCGATATTGGGAAGTCATCGCATCCCTCGCAATCAAGCAGCAATCAGAAGGCTAGCCTACGCTCAGAAAGTGCCGCCGTCGATGACCGCGGGCATCGAGCTGACCGTCGCCCAGACCATGCTGCCGCCGGGTGGGCTGGCCATGCGGGCATATTGCAAACCATCATTGGGCGCGTCCGGGAAAGTGCCGCCGGTCAGGCCGACCGGCCCCTGCGGGCCGGTGGCGCCTTGCGGGCCTTGAGTGCCTTGCGGCCCTTGCGCGCCGGTGGGGCCGGCCGGGCCGGGGCCGCCGGAGGGACCGACATTGCCAACGGGACCAGGCGGGCCGGCTACGCCCTGCGGGCCGGCCGGGCCGGGCGGGCCGACCGCGGCGGAGAAAGCCGTCGGGATGACCTTGCCGAGGCCGGATGGGCCGGTGGCGGTGACCGCCTCGGACGGATCGGCGTCATCGGTGGTCGGCAGCCACAGGGCAACGCGGGCGTTCTGGGTCATGGGATGATGATGTCCGAGGCATGCCAGGTGCCCCACAAACGGCAGCCCAGCTGCGGCGCAGTCGAGAACGTTAGCGTGTTTGCGGACGTGGAAAAGTCGACCGCCGGCTCCTGGACGATGCCGTCGATCGAGATCGCCACCTCGGCCACTTGGGTGGCGGCGACAGGTTGGTCACCGAGCGTCGGATTCGGATAAGTCATGGTAAAATTCTTATTAGTGCCGTCGGGAACGGGCGTGATCTTGATCTTGAACACGGAAATGGCGCCGGGCGCTAATTGGCTGGCCTCGACCAGCAAATCCCACTGCACCATGCTGTTGACGGTCGCGCCAACCGCGAGCGTGAGCGAGTTGGTCGCTTTATCGACGGTGTAATCGGTGCCGCCGACCAAT